TTTGGTATCTTCGAGGTGCTGCTCTAGTAACCCAAGGTCTAGATCCAGCAAAGGTTCGATAAACATACGTAGGGTTAGATCGATAATTTTTAGTTCTTGTCTGGGAAACTTCTTACCCATAACACCAAACAACTTGTAGGTAAGTTCTACGTCGTTGATGCAGTAGTCACCGTAGCGGCTCAACTCTGCCTCATCGAAATCCAACCGCCGTTTACCTATGGCGCTTAAAACTTCGGTGCCTTTATCTCCAAGGTTGTATCGTTCGGCCATCGCCTTGAGACTTCCCCCAGCTTCCACCCCGTGAAGAGCACGACCAATGCACAAAGTGTCAGCCCACACCCGAGGATGAATATCAAATATCCAAGACAATATAGCACCATCAAACATGGTGTTATGAGCCAGTACCATAGAGTTTCCCCAATCAAACTCCGTAAAGTATTCGCTAAGTTGTTCATGTGTTCCACTCGCCCATTCAGTAGGCCCGTTGTTCACTTTTATAGCTACGCCAATCACCTCAAACTGAGGATCACGTACGTAGGATTCCGTTGTCATCTTACTCAATGAAAACTTCTTATCGTAGTACGTCTCGAAGTCTATCGTTATGAGATCCATAATCTATCCAGTAACAAGTTAAGGGTAGGGGCTTCGCACCCCTTCGGTGTCAGTTATACTTCCTGTTTAGGCGGGCTTTAACACACTAGAAAGTTCACGCCATCTGAATTATTGTAGGTTGGCAATCTCACCACCGCACGCAAAGTACCCAGCACCATCGACCCAGTTGTCTATATGGTTAGGGTTCTGCTTGATTCTCGCTACCTTTAGCAACGCCATCATCACCGCTACATCGTGAGCTTTGACGGGTACGCCTAGGTGCACTGACCAGTATTGAGCAATACGTGAAAAGTTATCCTCCGCATCGCCATGATCCGCTTGCCTGTCTTTGGTAATGTAGGCTTTCGCTACATCTAACAGGTTGGCTCTTGTTGCCAAGGGCTGCGGCGGTATGTCGTTATGTTCCTCATAACTTGTTTGTACCTCTGCACTTACTCCGACGGACGGTACCAATACCGACGTTGCCGCTGCTGTCGATTCCGCTGCAATCTCTGCTTTAGCAGCCCTATACTCTGCTGCTTTAACTTGTTTACGTACTAAGTGCGCGTAGCTGGGACTACAATTAGCTTCCTCAGCTACCAAGCGTACACCCCAACTAGGGTGTTTTGCCATTATATCAAGTACCTTCCTTCTCTTATTCACATCCTTCTCCTAGAAATCGAACTCATATTGATTAGGGTCATTGGACTTGGCCCCCAGCAGGAACATTACATCCGTCCAGTTACCCTCGTTTATCACGACGGCAACACCACCCACGGCAGTGATGTCATCGAGATTCTTTTGCTGTAAAGCTGTTGGTGTGTTCTTCCCAGCCTTACATTCAATTCCAAAAAACTTACCGTTGTAGCACCCAACGATGTCAGGCACCCCACTCTTACCGTACCCACCTGTCGCGGGAAAGAAGTAGTAGGCACCGATCAATTTAAGCTGCTCGGTTACCTTGCGTTTCACTTTGGCTTCGGGGGTCATGCGTTCTCCTTGGGAACTGGTATCATTCATCTTCGAGTTTTTACTCGATCAATCTAAACAATCGATCAATGTTGCTGCTAATATCTTCAAGACTACGTGCCATGTTCTCCACCGCACGCACTAAGTTTTCTGTCTGCTCGTCATTCACTTACTTCTCCTTGTAAAACCAAACCTGCCAAACCCAACCAAACCGAACCGTAACTGACCTCACCCTACCTGACCTGCCATACCAAACCTCACCACACCGCACCTGACCTAACCGTACCGTAACGCACCTAACCTGCCTCACCAAACCTTACCTCACCACGCCATACCCCACCCGACCTGCCATACCTAACCCGACCTCACCTTGCCTCACCCAACCGAACCCTGCCATGCCAGACCTGCCAAACCGTACCGCACCAAACCAGATCTCACCGGACACAACCAGACCTCACCTGACCATACCTGCCAAACCGTACCGCACCAGACCAGATCTCACCGGACCCAACCATACCTCACCTCACCATACCTGCCAGATTAGTTTCCTAGAAACTTCTTAATGGGTGACAATATATCGGCTAACTCAGATAGGTCTTCGTACTTCTTTACGAACGAATCCAATTCACGCTTCGCTGTCTTCAGTATTTTGTCCCTACCTTCAGGATCAGCCAGCATGTCAACGGTTGACATCCAAACCTTTTGCGAACCTTGTGGGGTATCTATCGTTGTGCGTTGTAGCACACGAATAGTTTTTGGTGGCGTATCAGGGACAGGAGAATGGGATATAAACACAAGGTTGCGCTTCATACTCTTCTCAGTCATCAGGCGGTACTTCTCGCCAGCCACTGAATCGTTCCATTCAAAGTCACCGTGTAAGAAGTTTTGAGGATCGCGTGCTACCTCCACCAACGACCCGTCGGGGGCATAGCCCCCATGTACCACATTTAGCTCTTCTATTACCTCTAACACTTGAGCAGGATCAGACCGAAATCTGACCCCCTTTCTCCAAGCAACATCAGCATTAGGTAGACTCACAGTACAATCTCCCTAGTCTCTATGGGAAAGTCTGTGTCGATTGCAAACCTACCATACTCCCCAGCTTTTTCAGGTCTCCACTCACCTAGACCTACTCCGAATCCAGCCCGTTGAAATATGTTTAGGATGTTCTCAGGTGTAAGAGCCTCGCCGTCATACTGTAGCGTTAACTCTATAGACCAGTCTTTGAACTCTGGCCGATACCGCAGATCAGTAGATCCCTGACCCACGCGCACCACATCCTCACGCATGGTTGGATCAGTCGTATCCATAAGGCAGAGGGGTTCGCCTGACTCACTATCGGCATCCGCGATTATGAATAGGGACTTTCTCAGTAACGTCTTTTCAATACCTATATCTTTATGAGCGGCATTGAGTAGGCATTTCTTAACACCTCCAGACGGGAATCCGTACGCTCCATCAGGAGTCCTGTGCATTGCTGCCTTGAACTCCCTATCTGGATCTCGTACATCTCGGTTTTTGGTTTTAACACCAGCATGTTTCTGCCGCATCATGTGCTTGGCTTTCTCATCCCAGTTATGTTGAACCATTGGACTTGTACTACGTATGCGTAACCGCATCTCACACTGTTTAATTGGCGCTAGAGTTACTCCGGCCATAACACTCTCCTTCTCTTATTGATAAACCCAAAACGTATTCTCGCTGATACGTTTACCTATACCCTCAACAGGCACGGTCGGTGGGTCAGTAGAAGTCATCATCAATAGGGCAACCTTCTCTTGCATCCATTGCGGCAACTTCTCTAACCCACTATACGTGTCTTCCACGTCACTGTCAAGACAATACATTCCAATACATTGCACTCTCACACAGCTTTTTCCATCGTCTACCATGACACGGTACATTGTGTCATACCCACCATCACTGGTTGACATAGAATACCCCGTCGTTCATGCGGATGCCCACGCCGTCCACATACTCGTCCAGCTCACACATCATTAACACAGACAACTTACCGGATAAGTGTTCGGGTAACGTATCAGAAGTGTAACGCTCTGCTGGTTCGGTAGAGACTTTGTAGTCCCAAGTATTATGCGCGTTCTCAAGGAATGTCACATCAAACATCTGTTGATCGTTGAGCATGTAGGCACGCACAAAGAACATGTGGACTTCGGATGTCTGTAACGCGTACTCGTCAACTTCACTGAGAAACGCTGTCACCTTGCTACCGAAATCGGCATCAACAAACTGATACCCGCTGGCAACTACCGCACGTAGCTCGGCTTGCAGTTGATTGTGTTGGGTGACTGCTTTTTGTGCGTCCTCGACTTTCTCTTGGTTCTCACGGTTCGTATCACGCACTTTACGTACAACGGGGTAGGCAAAACAATCGTTCAGCTCTTTGGGTGTGTACGGTCGTAGATGTGACAGCGCATTCTTTATCGCACGTTTGGGGTTCGTGCTCATCAGCATATGGTGCTGATCGTTATGGCTGCTGTACTTGTCGTTCGTGATGGTGTGAGAATATACACCTAACGTGTTTGTACCAGACCCTTCAATCCGGTAGTCATTGCAACCTACCCAACCCATCGCATACAGATCGCTTGGAAGGTACACGTACACCTTTCTGTGGTTGTTCGCATCCCTAGCGAACTTACACGTTGGTAACTTCTTCATAAGTCCTAACAGGAACTCTTCCCACCTGTCGTTGTCTTCTCTGTCATCAAACAGCCGCAACTTCTGCACTTCTTCGATTTCTGGTGTTACTTCTAAGCAACGCGCTTCTATCTCTGAAACTAACTTTCTTTTTGCACTCATGTCGTCCTCCTACAGACTTAGTTAACTTGCTAATCCTACTGCTACTCCAACAATCCCATGATTCATTATCACAACCATGTCTTTACAGGTCATGGGTAACGTATCTTCATGGGGATGTGTTTGCGTACGGTGCTTACTCGTTGTCACCGTAATCTTCTCGATGTTCTCATACCACGTACCGTTCTCCCAAATGAATAGCGGGAAGTGGTCACCATACGATGTCACGACGTACCGATCAGCACGCCACTCTCCGTATAGGTTGTTACCGTGAAACTGCTCACGTTTCTGCACGTACTGCCGCGCTGTTACATTAGTTATCTTTGAGGCCATTCTGTTTCTCCTTCCATGCCTTGATGATGTTACCCACTGTGGTGTAACTGACGCCTACTATCCTGCCGATACGCTTGAAGCTGTACCCTCGGTTGAAATATCGGTCGAAGATTACCTCCTCCAACTCCTCACGAGTCTTGTACTTCCCCCGCGTGTGTTGCCCTCCTTTCTTCATCGGCTTGGTTGATTGGGGATGTCGCTCCCCGTCGTATAGATTGTCCTCACTGTCAGTCATATCTTTCCTCATAACTTGTTTATAGGTGTATACGTTGTTGGGGGGTCTGCATCTGCTATATGTCTGCATATATACCCTATACTGCGTAAGTCTT